AGATTTGGGCCTAGGCATGATGGAAGTCAAAGCCGATGGTTGGTACAAAGGTTACTACAATGCTGTAAAAGACGAACGCCTACGTCTCAAAAATAGAAAAGGATAAACAAGTGATTCTCGTAGATATGAACCAAGTGATGATTAGTAACGTCATGGTTCAAATTGGCAACCATCATAATGTCGAGTTTGAGGAAAGTCTCATTCGACATATGGTTCTCAATTCAATTCGCTCGTATCGTCAGAAGTTCGTCAAAGATTATGGAGAACTTGTTCTCTGTTTCGATGATAAGAACTACTGGCGTCGAGATATATTCCCATATTACAAAGCAAATCGCAAGAAGTCTCGTGAGACCTCTGAACTCAACTGGAACGAACTTTTTCGTATCCTAAATCTTGTGCGAGATGAAATCAAAGAAGTTTTTCCATACAAAACAGTTCAGGTTGACCGTGCTGAAGCAGATGATGCAATCGGTACGCTGTGTCATAAGTTTGGCGTTGAATTGAACGCTGGCTCAACAGAAAAGATTTTGATTCTTTCTGCTGATAAAGACTTTATTCAACTGCACAAGTATGCTAATGTAACACAATACGATCCTATTCGTAAGCGGTGGCTTCGTCATGCTAATCCTAATCAATACATAATGGAACACATTATGAAGGGTGATACTGGCGATGGTGTGCCTAACATGCTATCAGAAGACGATTGTCTTGTTATGGGAACTCGACAGAGACCTATGACACAAAAGCGTATCGCACAGTATACTGCTGAACTTAAAAATGATTGTATGACGGACGAAACAATTCTTCGTGGTTATCAACGCAATAAGGCAATGATTGACTTGTCTATGGTGCCTGATTATATTCAAGAAGAAGTGATGACTAAATACAATGAAGAGAGCGGTGATCGCTCTAAACTCTTTAACTACTTCATTGAAAAACGATTGAAAAATCTTATTGAAAACATAGGTGAATTTTAAATGCAACTATCTATTTCGGAAATCTTAGGCAAAGCATCTAAGATGAAATCCAAAGCTGAGAAAGTAAAATGGCTCAAGCAGAATGAAGCAAAGCCATTGAAGACAATCCTCAAAGCAATGTATTGTCCTTCTCTCAAATGCCTTTTACCCGAAGGCGCTCCTCCATACACACCATCAGAAGCAGTAGACGACCATGGTATGCTATATAGAAATTCAAAGCGTATTCCATATTTCTATGAAGGCACTGGCACAAACGTCAAGCCGATGAAGAGAGAGCAGTTGTTCATTCAACTGCTTGAGACTGTCAACAAGGAGGATGCGCTCCTTCTTCTTGATATGAAAGATGGTAAGCATGTTAAGGGATTGACTGTAAAGACAATCAACGAAGCATTTCCAAATTTAATTGCAGAGGATGTTAAGGCTAAAAATGGGTAAAACGTATCGTCGAGAGAAAAACGTTTGGGACGACGACCCAAATCGATTTGAGCGTAGAGTAAAGAAAAGCAGAGGCGCTCAAAAAGCAAAAGAACACGCCTATCAAGAACGGCGTCGTCAGAAAAACAAGATTCGAGAGAATGAGGTTTATGAAGAACTCTAAATTGATACTAACTGATTGTGATGGTGTACTACTTGACTGGTCGTATCGATTCTTCCAGTTTATGGATGAAAAAGGATATACGCTATCTGATGGCTATCAACACGCCTATGGTATCGATAAGATATTCGATGAAGTTGTTGATAAGGATGATGGTCGTAGACTTGTAACAGAGTTTAATGAGAGCGCATGGATTGGGTTTCTGCCCGCACTTAGAGATGCAGTGAAGTATGTAAAAAAGCTGAACGAAGAGCATGGATATATCTTCGGCGTGATTACATCACTCTCTACTAATCCATACGCTACAGCCCTTCGTGAAGAAAACTTGGTGAGAGTATTTGGAGAAAATGTCTTTGACTTCATCACTTGTATTGAAACAGGTGCTGATAAAGACGCTGAGTTGATGAAGTTTCAGGATTCTGAATGCTGGTGGATTGAAGATAAAGTAGAGAACGCAGAATGTGGATTGAAGTTTAACCTCAATCCAATCCTTATGAGACACACTCACAATCAAAACTACATTACTTCAAATATGCGTACTGCAAGAAATTGGAAACAAATATATAACATCGTCACTGGAGAACAATAATGCCTACATATTCATTTGAGCATATTGAAACTGGTGACACTATGACAACCTTTTGTACATGGGAGGAAGCACAAGAAGTTATTAAGGATGGTAGCTATAAAATGTTAGTCTCTGCACCTGCTATCGTATCAGGTACTGGTAGTGTTGCTGGTAGGATTGATAACGGGTTCAATGACGTTTTACAGCGAGTGAAAAAAGCCAATAGGGGATCAAACATTCAAACAAAATAGGACAATCCATGCTCACAAGTCCAGAACGCTTAACAAAAAGACAAAAAAGAAAACTGCGCCAAGATAAAGTCTTGGACAAATCTGGAAACCTGAACGTAGGAGAGAAGTTTAAACTCAACTCAATCAAACCAATAACAATAGCACAAGAAGACGCTTTTCATTCTTGGCACAACGATTATCATCTAATGCTTCATGGTATTGCTGGTACAGGAAAGACATTCATTGGTCTGTATCTAGCACTGAAGTCTGTGCTTGAAGACAAATCTTTTAATAAAGTTTTTGTCATTAGATCAGTAGTACCAACGAGAGATATGGGTTTCTTACCCGGCAATCAGAAAGAGAAGATGAAGGTGTATGAAGCACCTTATCAGGACATTGCTAGAAAGCTATTCAACCGTGGTGACGCTTACGAGATACTAAAGACAAAGAACATCGTAGAGTTTATGTCAACCTCGTTTGTTCGTGGTATTACGTTAGATGATTGTGTTATTATTGTAGACGAAGTTCAAAATATGAATGCGATGGAGTTGCATTCTGTGATGACAAGAGTTGGTGAAAACTGTAAGATTATATTTTGTGGAGACGTTCGTCAAGATGACTTGACAAGCGAGCGAAAAAAAGAACTGAGCGGACTAAGAGAGTTTTTACGCATTATAGATAGTATGGAAGAATTTGATTTTATCGAATTTACTGCTGAAGACATTGTTCGCTCAGACCTCGTAAAGTCCTATATTATAGCGAGGTCCAAACTGGGACTAGATTGATGAAACACTTTAATCATGTGAATGCTCCAACTCTAACGGAGCTAATTGCTGAAACGACGGGTAGCGGTAGGGTGTACAACACGCCTGACGGAAATCGCTACCCGTCAGTTACGACTATACTATCAGAACTAAGCAAAGCAGGCATTGCTGCTTGGAGAAAACGTGTTGGCGCAGAAGAAGCTAATCGCATTTCTACACAAGCTGGTTCTAGAGGTACGAAGGTTCACCAAATCTGTGAAGACTACCTCAACAATAAGCCTGACTATCTTGATGGTCAGATGCCAGCGAACGTCTTTACGTTCAAACAAATCCAACCTATCCTAGACACATATATTGATAACATTCAATATCTAGAAGCACCGCTGTATTCTGACTTTCTGAAAACAGCAGGTAGGGTAGATTGTATCGCAGAGTTCGACGGGAAACTCTCCATTATTGATTTCAAAACATCTCGTAAACCCAAAAAGAAAGAATGGATTTCTAACTACTTTATGCAAGCGTCCTGCTATGCTGTGATGTATGAGGAACGAACTGAAATCCCAGTCAGTCGCACCGTAGTGATTATTGCGGTCGATGGCTCTGAACCACAAGTGTTTGTTGAAAATAGAGACAACTTCATTGAAGGGTTTGTGGATGCCAGAGTTTCATACAAGGAGAAGTATAATGTTTAAATTACTATCTGCAATTACTATCGCTGCTGTTATTATGATTTCAACCCCCGCAAAATCGGCTATATTTACCATGCCAGTTAATCTGGTGTGTGACGATACAAAAGATATTAAACAGTATATTGATGACGAAGGTTATGTCTTGGTTGCAAGTGGGTTAACGAAAACCGCTAAGGGTGATATATTCGTAGGTGTATACTCTCATAAGGAAGATTTGGTCGTTCTTGGTGTTGACCCTGAAGGATATGCTTGCTTCATTGTTGAAATTAATGAAGCACTAGAGTGGGAGTTTGATATGAAAAAGAATCTCCCGGAACCAGCAGATAAAGGTCCAAAAATTCCCTCATAAAAAGGTTGACTTTATATCCCTTCTCGTATAGTATATAATAATACTAATGAGGAGAAACAGAGATGTCGATGCATATGCTTCCAGCTTACTTCAGTACAACGAGTACGAAGAAGCGAAAACAGAAGAAGTCAAAGAAGCAGCAACAAACAGATGCTGCTCATGCAAAGTTTCTCAAGAAGATGGGATATAACGGGCCTGTAGTTCAGCGGTCAGAACCCGCCGCTCATAACGGCGTTGTCGCAGGTTCGAATCCTGCCGGGCCCACCACGCTTTCTAATCAAATTCCAACTGGT